TAATCAATAAGGCTGATAATTCATATGATGCCGCTACTCGCGCTGGCGCTGACTGCGTGCTGAGGAGTTTATAATGTCAATTAAGAAATGTATTAATGAAATACAACGTGCTGCAAAGCGCTCTGGTGTTGAGCTTCTTGAGGATGAAATCTTAGACATTCTGGACATTCTTGAGCGTAGAGTAAAAAGACGCACGGCTGGCGGCACAAACAAATCTGAGTCTGAGCTTATTATTGAGGAAGCCGCTGAGATAACCAGACAGGCCAAAATCAATGCGGCTATTCAAAAGAGAAACAGACTTATTAATGCCAAGCGCTATGCCACTGTAAAACAAAGATTAAATGCAGAACCTAAGAACAGGGGCAAAATTCTTAGTGAGATTATGGTTGGCTCACTGCGCCATACTGAGGCTGGGCGGCTTAGTGTTGATGGTCGAGGCCACGCAATTATGACGGATAGTGTTGGCTTATTGCTAAATGAATTAGAAAAGCAAGACTTAACTAAACTGTTTGCTAGCGGTCAACTTGACGAGCTTATTTACAGAGAGTTATTTGATGGCCTTGGTACAAGCGGAAACAAAGAGGCGCAACAGATAGCTGCTGCTATCCAGAGGGTGCAGAAAAGTCTGCTGAGGCGCAAGAACAGGGCTGGCTCTAACATTAGAGAGTTGAGAAATTATGTTGTTCGCCAAAGTCACGACCCTATTCTGTTAAGGGATGCTGGGTTTGAGAAATGGAGAAACGACATCATGCCATTGCTTGACCTTGAAGCAACCTTCAAGAATGTTGAGCCGGGGCAGACCGATGAAGAATTTTTGCGAGCCGCATATGATGGCTTGGTTACTGGTATACATCAGAAGACTGAGGCCGTTTATGGGCAAGATGGCAAAGTTGACCCATTAACAGCTTTCAAAGGGCCTTCTAACCTAGCCAAAAAATTAAGCGCTGAGCGTGTGTTGCACTTTAAGGATGGCAAATCCTCACACCAATATTCGCAGAAATATTCTCGCATGAGATTATCAGAGGCTGTGTTGAATGGCATTACGCATGATGCACAATCTATTGCCCTAATGGAAACCTTTGGCACAAATCCTCGCGCTATGTTTGATAGGCTTATGAAGGAAATCAGGGAGGAAGCGCCTGACGTAGCTTCACTTGACAGAATAAACAAGCGCAGATTGGAAAACCAATTTGCTGAACTTGATGGCACAACTAGAGCAAGGGGTGCTGGAAAGCCTATACTTATGGGCGTTGACTTTGCTGGTATTTCTGCTGCTTGGCGTATGATTCAGAATATGGCGAAACTTGGATTTGCCACAATCTCGTCAATATCTGATATTGCTACTAAAGCGTCATTTATTTCCCAGACAACAGGCCGTAGCATATTGAGTTCTTACGCAAGAGCATTCGGTGATATCTTTGCTGGCTTTAGTCAGAAAGAGCAGAGGGACTTAGCCTATCTATTGAATGTTGGCACTGAGAATTTTATTGGCGATGTTCATGCTAGATTTGGGGCAAATGATAGTGGGCCGGGCATGGTGGCAAAGGCGCACCAATTCTTTTTCAAGCTAAACGGTATGCAATGGTGGAACGATAGCCAAAAGACAGGCTTGGCTAGAATGATGGCTGCTGACTTAGCGATGAATAAAAACAAAGCATTCTCAGGATTGCATAAGGATGTGCAGAATAACTTATCATTGTATGGTATTGGTGAGGCTGAATGGGACTTGATGCGAACCGTTAATATGAAAGCTGCCGATGGTCGTGAGTATCTTGTTCCGGCGGCTGTAAATGATTTAACACCAGAGCAAATTGACCCGATTATAAGAGAAAAGACAGGTCGTGCTGAGGTGTCAGATTCTGCTCGTCAAGAGTTTATAGATGACTTGCGAACCAAAATAGCAACTTACTATACAGATGCTGCTGATACCGCTATTCCTACGCCCGGCGCAAGAGAACGTGCGATTATGAACCAAGGGACATCTAGGGGAACGGTTCTTGGTGAGGCTATCAGGGCGTTGATGCAGTTAAAGGGCTTCCCAATTACATATCTAACCAAAGGTATGACTAGGCAGTTCTATGGCGCTAGAGCAGGAGGCCGTTCTGGGGCATTAGCTATTATGCAAATGGTTACAGGCACAACAATTATGGGCTATCTGGCAATGTCAATGAAAGACATCCTGAAGGGCAGAGAGCCAAGAGAAGTTTTTAGCAAAGACACCGTTCTTAAAACCGACACATTACAATCTGCATTTTTGCAGGGTGGCGGTGCTGGCATTCTGGGCGATTATATGTTTGGCGAGTTTAATCGTTATGGGCAATCATTTACGCAAACCCTTGCTGGGCCTACATTTGGGAGCATAGATGATGTATTCAAGATGTTTGCTAAGTTCAGAGATGGCGATGAGGTAGCTGCTGATGCGGTAAGGTTTGGTATAAGAAACACGCCTTATATCAATTTATTTTACACGAAAACAGCAATGGATTACTTAGTCTTATATGGGCTTACGGAGAAGATGAACCCCGGATATCTCAAGCGAATGGAAAAGCGGATAGCTAAAGAGCAAGGGCAAGAGTTTTACTTCCCACCGAGCAGATATGCTGTTCAATACTAGGAAGGCTAGTAAAATAGGTTTATTTTAGGTATAAAGAAGTAGGAGCAAGATATGACAGTTAGTAGCACCAACACAAAGAACAGTTATTCAGGCAATGGTTCAACCACTGTCTTTGCATACACGTTCAAAATCTTTGATGACGATGACATCACGGTTATCCTCCGTACTGATGCTACTGGTGGTGAGACTGTCCAGACCAAAACAACAGACTATACTGTTTCTGGCGTAGGTAATGCTGGCGGTGGCAACATCACCTTTGGCACTGCCCCTGCATCTGGCATTACTGTTGTTCTTCTAAGAGAAACAGCACAGACACAGGCTACTGATTACACGCCTAACGACCCATTTCCAGCCGCTAGCCACGAAGACGCACTAGACAAGCTAACGCTAATTATACAAGACCAGCAAGAGGAACTTGACCGTGCAATTAAAGTGTCGCGGACAAACACAATTACATCATCTGAGTTTACTGTTGGGGCTGCTGACCGAGCTAATCGCATCTTTGCGTTTGATAGTAGTGGTGACTTGTCTGTTACTCAGGAGATTGGCACATATCAAGGCACTGATGCAACAATCACAACTTCACCATACAGTGAGCGTGACATCATCAAGTCAACAACTGCTGGTGAGTTAAACAATGTATATATATGTACTGCTGCTTCAGTAGCTGGTGATTTACTTACTGACACCGACCACTTTGAATTACTTGTTGATGCTGTGACTGCGGCTACGTCCGCCACAAACGCTGCGGCATCAGCAACAGCGGCAGCGGCGAGCGAAACAGCAGCAGCGGCAAGTGAAAGCGCGGCAGCTACATCAGAGTCTAATGCCGCCACAAGTGAAAGCAACGCTTCAACAAGTGCAACAAACGCTGCAACAAGCGCAACAGCATCTGCAGCATCTGCTAGCGCTGCATCTACATCGGAAACGAATGCCGCTACATCAGAAACAAACGCATCCACATCAGCCACGGCTGCGGCTTCTAGTGCAACAGCGGCTGCTTCATCAGCTACGGCTGCGGCTGCATCTGAATCCGCTGCGGCAACAAGTGAGACTAACGCTGCGACTAGCGCAAGTAATGCTGCAACTAGTGAAACTAATGCGGCAACTAGCGAGAGCAATGCCGCAACCTCTGCGTCAAATGCGGCTACATCTGCTAGTAACGCCGCCACTGCACAAACTGCGGCTGAAGCGGCTAGGGATGCTATTCAGCAATTCTATTTAGGCGCACAGTCATCTAACCCAACTGTTGATGGCAATGGCGACCCAGTAACTGCTGGTGACTGGTACTTTAACACGAGCGACAATACCACTCGCATCTATGATGGTTCTGCTTGGAACACGGTTTCGCCTGATTTGGTGGGTGACACCACACCCCAGCTTGGCGGCAACCTAGACACCAACGGCAACAACATCACCTTCGGCGACAACGACAGGGCCATCTTTGGTGCTGGGAACGATTTAAGCATATATCACGATGGTGGAAATTCTCTAATTGCTGAATCTGGTGGTGGAAATTTAATTTTAAATGGGTCAGCAAGTATTGTCTTACGTGGTAACGCAAGTGGTGATTTATTAGCCAAATTTAATGATGGCAGTGATGTTGAACTTTACTACAACAACGCAGAGAAACTCGCCACCACCTCCACAGGCGTGGATGTCACTGGCACAATCACCAGCGATGGGCTGACGGTGAGTGCTTCTCTTGCAAGTGCAGATTTAGCTTATCTAAATAATACCAACGCGACTCAGTCAGACGTGTTACGTTTGAATACCGCAGGAGTAGGGGTTGGCACAAATATTCTTGATGTACAATCGGGTGACACGACACGCTTTTTGGTTCGTGGTGATGGCAACGTGGGCATTGGGACTACTTCGCCGGTAAGCGCGGCTGGCTTTAACATTCTGACGCTTAATGGCTCAACTTCAGGCGGTTTATATTTACAGAACAACGGCACAAACAGATTCAGAGCAATTGTAGACACAGCAGCGACGTACTTGTACGCCATGTCAGGGACAGCACTTATTCTTGGCTCTGGTGATACAGAACGCCTCCGCATCGACAGCAGTGGCAACGTGGGCATTGGAACGAGTTCGCCTAGTGGGATTTTTCATGTAAAAGACGCCTCTAGCAGTTTTATGTTTAAAGATGTGTCTGGTAATGCAAAAATCTTTTTAGATGGGTCAAACGGTGATTTTGCTGGTGGCGATTATATGGAAATTGAGGTGGATAGTTCGCCCAATTTGATGTTTAAGAAAGCTAATTCAGAACTTATGCGCATCGACAGCATTGGCAACGTGTTGGTGGGCAATTCAACTGCGCCATCAGCCGCATCTGCAAACGCACCAGCCCTTCTAGTGTCAGGCCCGAATGACGCAACTATTCAGTTAAGCAGAGAAAATGCAACTGCTGGTGGTGGTGCTATTCAAAGTGCGGCTGGTGCTGGATTAGTGTTTTATACACATACAGGTGCTGTTGGCTCTGAAAGTTATTCAGAACGTATGCGCATCGACAGCAGTGGCAACTTGCTGGTGGGGTACACATCTTCCAACGGCGCATACAA